GTAGGCGTCGGCCAATGAATCTCCGATGTCGCTTCGAGAGATCTCGTAGATTGAATCCCGGAACAACGACCGGGTGACCTTGTTCCGATCATCATCATCGCTCCAAGGGGTCGCATCGAATCCGTAGCGAAGTCCTTTGCATGACTCGATGATGCGCTTCCAACTGACGGCGGGGCTATGTTTGCACTCGTCAACGATGAGCAGGTTCTTCTTGCTGAAGTCCACCGACTCATGCGGACACCGGATATCCACAACTCCATCAGGAATCCCTGCAACGCTCAGTGATACACGTCCCTGCTGACACGTCTCGATCGTCGGAGCGGTCCAGCCGAACAGCCAATCGGGATTCAGCTTGTGATAATGCTTGATGATCGATGCCGCTATCCAGGTCTTGCCGCTACCGGCAGGAGCTATGATCAAACCATCGGACTTGGTGGCCCACTCAACTGCTTTCTTTTGGTACTCTCTCAGATTCATAATTTTAGAAAACTCAAAATAGATTCAACCGATTGACATTTGTTTGTGAAGTATTCATTGGAAACACTTCTTGAGCCATCCTTAGCGCGGCAGTCTCGCAATACCGCTCCTCGCGCTCAATCATCACGCACTTACGGCCCAGGTCTTTGCAGGCTCGACCGGTGGTTCCGGAGCCTGCAAATGGGTCTAGTACGGTTTGAGCGCCACCAGAAAGGCTGACGCACCAACGCATCAGCTCTTCTGGCTTTTGAGTTGGATGGTGATTGCCGTCCCTTCGTGGTAGTGTCTTGCACCTGGCGGCGGACTTGAGATTTGTCCAGCAAAGTTCCATGTCAGCCATAGAAAATCCCGTCTCAGCTTCCGGCTTTATCCAAGCAAGCCAGCAGGATGACGGCTGCATTGCAAAGTAGTTACCTCCCCAAATCATAGCTTTACCACACAAGTTAATGCAGCTCGCAATTAGTTCCGCGTCTGGAGGCTTAATGTCCCATTCCACAGCGGGCCATTTGGAATTATCTCGGATAGAGCTATGGGCGTTTTTCTTATCCGCACCAATCCCATACGGCGGGTCAGTTAGCAGCAGGTCGAACCGATCCAGCAACGGCACGATTTCCCGGCAGTCTCCGTTATACAGCGTCACCGCGTCGTCTTGGTAATATGGCTTTAGAAGCATTGTAATAATTTTAGAAGATTGAATCCCGGTCGCCATTCGAGACGACCGGGATGTTTATACTACTCGCCTGACTCGACCTTGACCTCTGGCGTCTTTCCAATCATTGCCACTCGCAATGCTTGGCTGGCAAAGAACCCGATCTTAATGCCGTTCTCGACACAATACTTTCGCATCTCTTCATGGATGGTCGCGTCGATTGTGATCACTGTGCTTTTGGTTTTTTCTTTCATGTGTATTATTTCCTGCAAAGTTTCACCGCACAATCGATTGCTTCCCTGATTGCCGGCCACTCTTCTGGGTCGATCTGGATTTTTCCGTTTCCTTCGACGTGTTGTTTGACTTCAACAAATTCACCAGCCGCTTCGTCCGTGATCTCGATGTCCGTTGCAAGCTCATCGAACAGTGGTTCTTTCTCTCTGACAATGGTCCACTTGATCGTTCGTTTGATGTATTTCATGCTTTTGGTTTGTACTCTTGACCTGGGTTTTTTTGTGCGTGTTCCGCGAAATCTGCGTATGCCCGGAGGTCCACATAGTTATCAGGATGGAATACCCGGACGCTGCGATTGATCTTGAATGCCACCATCATCAACTCGACCAGATGCGACGGCATCGGTCCTGGCAGTTTGATGCCGTAATACTGTTGGATGAGTCCTACCCAAGCCAACCCGATGTTGGAATGGCTCAGGTGCGGTTCACCGTATATCTTGCCGCGCTCATTGATTGTGTCTGCAACGATGTCTTCCATGATGTTGTTCAGTTACGGATGATAGCTCCTGTTCCACCGGGCCAGTTGATTTCGACAGCCTTTACGCCCTTTAGCTTGGCCAACTGACAGATCATGTCCAAGTCCTCACCGGAGTTCGCGATGCAACTCATCACGATGTCCTCGTCCTCGTACCCGGACTTGATCGGTTCTGCTGTCCTGTCGCGCCATACCGTGACCGCTCGGCCACCGGATAGCGGAACTCGACGCACCGATTCAACACAAGGGAACGTATGCCGGACGGTCTTGATTTTGTCAGTTGTTTTGCTGATTTTGTTCATAGGGAAATCCTCCTGGTGGATTCAATTTATTGAGCGCCATTTTGATCAATCCGTTCTCAAGCAATTTGATGCGCTCGGTTGCTGTGTCCAACTCATTCTCCAGAGTTCGAGCGAATGCGGCACTGACCCACGGTCCCTCTTCGTTGGTGACAATGGCCTCATTGGTTCTAGGTGTGTGATTCATGGCTTGGATTCCTTGGCTTTGTTCCAGTCGATAAACGTAAACGGGTTGTGATTGTTGGCGAGTGCATCCCCCGCTTCCTCCAGTTGCTTGATGTGGGCTTTCAACCTTATGTTTTCATCACGCAGTTCATCTCTCTTGTCGGCTATCTGGTCGATGATGTTTGATTGAGGAACGCTCACGTCGTCTTACTTTCCCGCTCGGCGAGCATGGCGTCGGCGATTTCGTATGCGTTCTCGGCCGCGCCTTTTGCTCCAAAGCAGTCAATGCGTAATGAAGCAAAAGCCTGCCCCGCGAACCAGTCGCGCAGAGACATTCCCGATACCTGACTCGGCGGATGATACACTGCAATCGGAATGCCCGCTGCGGTGCATGTGGCGGGAAACGCTGGTCCGCCGTCGTTTAGTTTATTATTCATGGCTTGGATTCCTTGAGCTTTGCAATATTTGAATAGTACGGAAGACTTATATTTTCAACTTTGTCAAATTTGCTGATGCGCGAAATAGTGTATTCACAACAACTCGAGCTAGAATAAAATCTTCTTGTAACTGTCCATTCAACTCCTAGATATAAAACCGTGTCGCCCTCATTGATCCCAACGTACGGAGGCTCGTGTTTCATAAAGTCAAACATGCCTTTGAATGGATTTTTCATGGCTTTGATTCCTTGAGTTTGTTCCATGCCCTGTGGAAGTCGTTTTCGCGAGCTATTCGGTAGTCACCTTCATTCTCCAATTCATTGATGTAATCATCCTGCTCCTGAAGCCTTTGTCCAGCCTCGGCAATCGCAGCGTTGGCCACTCCATCCTCGCTCTGTATCCCTTCGGATAGAATCCGCATCGCCTCGATTAGAGTCTTGATATCAGTTCTTTTCATAATTCAATGCTTCGTGGATTGCTGGAAATTGAACGGCAAAGATTTCATCGCGGATAGCCTTTGCAATCAATCGATGTTCCTTCTGCGTACCCTTCGCGCATCGCTGCTCCAGATAGTGGATCCATGAACGGACATTGCCGGTCATGTACAAAGTCGTCTGGGTGCAGAGCGGAAGGATCATGCGGGCGGTTTCCTTGGATACTCCTGCACCAATCATCCTCAGATATGTGGTTTCGCAAAATCTAACAGTATCATCAAATGTGCATTTTATGCCCAAGTCATTTATGACATCACCACTACCCTGTCGATTCTTCAAGTCCTGCGTTCTAAACTCAACAGGCTCGAACTCTGTTGCGACCGCATACCGTTGTGAAAATTCTTGGAACGAAAAGCTCCTGTGTCTGATTATCTGAGCAGATATAGCTCTGCTTGTCACTATCTCGACCGTAAAACTGGCCTGCTCAAAGATGCTCCAATGTCCGTTCTTGATACAGTAGGCCAACAACTTCGGACTGGTCAGGGTGTTGTTCTGGTTCGATGGATTGCTGACACGCGCGCAATATGAGATGAAGTCGGATGCCGACATATCATCGATCGGCTTTGTTATCGCCACTAGTTTTACATTCATATGATGAGCGTTGTAAAGGAATGCGCTCCCCTCCTTGTCACTTAGTAAGGCAAGTTATCTTCAGCAGCGACCGGAGCGACAGCCTTCATGTTCTTCACCCGTATTATCTTCTTCTTCTCGCCTGCCTGATCAACGTACTCCTCAAAACGAGCGACGATGATGAGCTTCAGGCCGACCATCGATTTCACGAACTCGCCGAAACTCCCCTTCTTGCCAAGGAAATCCACCTCGGTCCCGTCTGTAACATTGTGGTTGGTCGCAGCAATCAACTGGTTCACCCGGAACCAAGTGTTCTCTTGGTTGATGAACCGGTCGCTGGTCGAGGATCCGTCATCGGTCTTGAACGTCACCTTGCACACCTCGCGACCCTTGTTATCAAGCGCCTCCTCGACCTTGCTAACCGTGACGACGAAATCGCCCTCGGTGTTGATGAACTGCGCGGCACCATCCTGTCGATTGACTTTGAACATAATACTTATTTATTGATTTAGTTTTCCGACTTGTTTAACACCCACTTTGGGCATGAAAGAGTTTGCATCGATGTCGGATACGCAGGCCACTTGTCCAGTGCCTGGCATTCGTGCAGTAACGTGATCGCCTTGCGCCGCATGTTCTCGCCGGCCTGCAACCATTCTGAGTCGAGACGATAGATCCCGACAGCGTACGGAGCGGTGCGCTCGACAGCGACGAAAACAAATTCAGCGGCACCGGTCATCGCCAGATAATGTGCCGCTTGGATGTGGTATCCGAAGTTCAAGACAGTATGAGTGAATGCTTCTGGCGATGCGTCATCGGTTGTCTTGATGTCCACGATGGTATGGTCCTCGACCCACAAATCAGGACGAGCCTTGATGGCGATATCGGTATCCGCGTCCAGCCCGAACACGCTCGACTCGATGCGATGAGGAGCTTGGTAGATGGACCAGAATGGATGACTGCGGATTGAACGAGCAACACCCTGCACATCGCGGTTCTCCGTATTGTTCAGACAGATGCGGTCCTTGTTCGCGTCCTTCC